TGGAACAGACCCTTATGTCCTGGAAACATTTTGTTTAAAAACTTAATCTTTTCTGGGGCAGTCAGCGGATTCTTTTTCTTATCTACTGTGCGCGAAACGAATATCTTAGCATCGCTATGAGTCGACTTAGCCAACTTCAACACAGCATTGACTAGATTTTCGTGTTCCTTATGAGGAGGATTAAATCTACCAAGCGGAACGATTACAACCGACTTATTCATCTTTCGCTCCTGCTTTTCTGTATGCGCCAGCAGCAAAGTTCTGCGCACTGAATACGCGGCGCTTGATTAATTTAGCTGTGCCGTGTTTTCCAAGTAACACATACCCCTCAGGATTTGTTTTAACAAGACCACCGAACTCGTTTTCGAAATATCTACGAATGGGCTGATACTTATCCAGCTCGTCAATGATCTTATCTTTCATGCCAGCGATTTCGGTATGAACCTCGAACACAGCAGCAATGCCTTTGGAGTTCTGCTTGATGCTAGCAATCGTGTCGTCAAGAGTCTGTTGCTTAGCAGCTTTAGCCTTATCGCTCTTAACCTTGTCGATTTCTTTTTGCAGCTTGGTCGTCATAAAATTGACGAATCCATCATATGACTGATCCGTATTGTTACGAATGACATCGTTAGCATATTGCAGAAACCATTTGCTCATTTCTGGTGTAGAAACATAAGCAAGAGCAGACTTAGGAAGCGACGCAAGCATTGTGGATATTTCGTTGACGTATCCCTGGATATGACCTACTTCGCCTAGCATAGGAGCGTCGATAGGCATAAGGAATACATGAGCGTTATGCTTGCTATCACGAGCTTGAACCGTTACACGACTTCCAGCAGCATTATACTTCGTATGAGGCGCGAAACCAATAGCCGCACGACCAATTTGTTTACCCAAATCTGAATCGACAGGAACAGCATTGATAACTGTGTTGGGTTTAAACAACCAATGAAGCACACCATCAATCTTAACCTTACGCAAATCCGACTTAGCGAACATCATATCGCCCTGAAGGATTTCGTTACGATTATTAGTGATTAGTGGGAGGAATTCCAGAGCGAGCTTTAGTTTAGCTACGAGCCCAGGCGCATGACCGTGATTACGCTCGATATCGTCGACCGAGTAGTTAATCTTAGGATCTTTGTTGAAGATAGACTTAGTGGCTACGAAAAACTTACCATCGTTGTAGCCGTAGAATACGCTAGGAGCACCGTCAATCTTAGTCTGATTTACAGTTTCTGGAATGCCTTTGATAAGGTCATGGAAAAACCCATTGATCTTAGCGAAAGAACCTGCACCCGAAACGTACAGCTCATCTTCGATGTGCGTGTAGTGAGATTTGTCTTCTTCGGCAGAAAACGCAGTTTCCACTACGAAACTCTTAAAACTTTTCATCACACTCCTAGCGGGACTGGCGTACCCTAACCGCAAATGATTTGAGAGCAGGATTGCCTTAGCTTTCTGCTCCCTTTATTTATAAAAACGTCTTGACAACACAAAGGTAACATGATATAATATGAGTGTTACGAAGCGGTCAACTACGTTAGAATAGTTTCGTTACCGTTTTCATCAACCAGAATATATCTGGGTGACAGTGGAGCTGATTCGCCGTTGCTTATTTTTCTTTGTCTGATTGTTTCTACTGCTGCATAGATAGCAGCATTTGCTTGTCTACGTCTCGTATGATATTCCATCGCCATTTCTGTGTTCGCGAATGAATATCTTGCTGCTCTAATAGAGTTATTTGAGTAATGGGTGTATCCCATATACAAATAGGTTAATGGTTGCAATATCTGTTTTCTAAATTGTTCAGATACTAATGCATCATCACCAGTCCAATCAGGAATATCCCCAAATGGAAGATCTGGTCGTGTTGATGTGAATTCATACTTTAAGATTACTTTTGACATATCGGGGTCCTTATAGAGGTTTGCTTAAGACGTTTCTTAACGCATCACCAGTGTTTACGAAATTACGGAATATTCCACCAGTTTTTCTCGAGCTGAGTTCTAAAATCTGACTTTCGCCCAGATACACATCCAGAACATAATTACCGCCACCTGTAACACGAGTCTTAGCTGATAACTTTTTGCCTTTAAACTGTTTCTTCAACATCTGAAGGTTCTCGACGAAATACACTTTGAGGCCAGCACCGATATCTACAATGGTGATCGTTTTATCATTGAACGAGATAAAATAACTAATACCATTTATAAGCTTATCAATGTCGTTAGCTTTCGACATCTCACTATAGACTAATTTATACACATCAGTCTGTGATTGCGTAGTGATTGGTTTAAGATTGATCTTATTGATCTTGTCGATAGTTGCGGCGGGAAGTGTAATACCTACTGCACCAGCGAAAGTTTTCATAGCTTCGGAATGAAGACCAGAAGCCTGCCCAACCTGAGTGACATGATTAATCTTAACAGAAAGATTGAGTTTCATCTCGATAGGTTTGCCAGGAGCTTTATCATTTCCGGACCAACCCTCATAATACGCAGTCACGATATCAGCTTTCGTAGGATTTTTCTTATCCTGACCTGAGATACTAGTAGAAACAATATCGATACGATCTTTGCGTCCGTTGTTATAAAAATACTCAGCGTGTTCCTTACATGCGCCAGAGTTGACATATCTACAAGCATCAGCGATATAAGGCGCTAAATCTGCGCTAGAAGCCAACACAGATTTTCTAGCATTAAGATATGTAAAAGCCGAACTGTTGAGGACGTAGAATGCATAGACAGTATCTATACCGACTGACGCTTTTTTGTTTGGAACTGTATATTTGAACGCTTTAGCGATAGATTTCTTGGTATCGGATGGACCTTTAACGGCAGTATATGCACCAGAATCCGACTTATCGACAAGAAACTGTTTGATGTATTTGGCTACATGAGCAGCATTGATACTACCACCAGTTCTACCATCAACGAATCTAGCAACGATAGCAGCTTGGAGTAGTACCTCGGCAAGATAACCGAACGGAACTTTTTCACTGCTTTTCATTATAGACCCAACACTAAACCATTTATCAGCTTCTTTAGAAGTGTCGAGTTCTATGCTATCAATAGCATTTTTATATGCGTTTAGGTCTGCTATGTCTGCTCTTAGCTTATTGCCTTCAATAAAAGTCTTAAGAATTTTAATCGCAAGATCACGAGACCTTTTTGTTGGGTTCAACATGATGGGGTCACCGCCACCATTTTTTTCTTTTATGAACGCAATAGGTGCGTCTTTACTCAATACCTCAATAGCATAATTGACGTATTTGTAACAGGAAGTTATACCACTCGCCATTCTGATAGGATTTGCCATAGATATATTTATATAATCCTAAACGAAAAAAGGGAGGAGCGTTATTGCTCCTCCCTGAACCATGACAAAAAAGCACCTCCTTAGTCATGGACATTCTGTAACATAGCTGTCTTCATCCATGGATTATTCGTATTAGTGGCTGTGTAGATGAAATAATCGCTATTGAGATATTTCTTTGGTGGGATCACTTCTACTTGTAGGTATGTAACACCTTTCTTTAGAAACCCGAGTTCTCGGGCAGTTCCGCGTGAAGCATCTAAATCGCGACCATGAGCAAACGGACCACGATCATTTACTCTTGCGATAACGGTTTTGTTATTTTCGGGATTTGTTAGTTTTAGGAGAGTACCGAATGGGTACGATTTATGGGCAACTGTCAATCCATCTGGGTTATAGCGTTCTCCTGACGCAGTTCTTGTACCCATTTGATACCAGCTCGTTTTCGCAAGCTTTGGTTGTTCGACAGTCTGTGAAGCACAGCCTACAGTAAGCAGACATATGCCGATTAATGCTAAAATTTTGTGCATTTTTTATTTAGTTAATGGTGCACCGAGAGGGACTCGAACCCCCGATAAGACCGTTATGAGCGGCCGGCTTTAGCCACTAAGCTATCGGTGCTTAACCATCAGAACTTCGAAGCCTGTCTACGGACAGGATGAGTTATGTATTCCTCAAGTGATTCGTACGAAGGCAGAACCAGGCTTCCGATGATAGTGTATGGGACAGTTTTAACTCCAGGAAACGACTGTGTGAATTCCTCACGAGTAATGTCACGACCGATAACGATTTCGTTATATCCTTCACCATATTCGGTCATAAGTGCCTTAGCTTTATCACACCAAGGACAATCGTCCTTACTATAGATTGTTGCCGTCATTATATAGTTCTCCTGTTTTTTGTCTAAACTTATATCCGTAGGTTTTTTTCCAATCGCCTAGAATAACATTCTGTTGTTGACGAGCTTCGATTTCCCAAGGAAGATTGAAATACGAACCACTCCCACGACCTTCTGCCTGAACTAGTTCATTTTTCCATTTGCAATAGTCAGCTTTGGAAGCTAGATCTTTGAGTTCGCCTGTAGCATATTGCCTAATATGAACGATTTCATGTGCGAGAACCCTATAAAGCGTCCTATCTTTTAGATAGTTGCATATTTCCATATCGTACTCGCGCGGGCGGTGATTATCATCTTCCCATATCACAGAACCATACACATTAGAATCTTTGAGCTTTTCTGTGATATTTATCTTGAGGATGATATTACTAGCCAAACGCGGACCTAGAGTATATCCTAGCATCCATTTTGCTGCTTGTTTGACTAGTTTTCGTTTAAGTCTGTCACCACCACTTATTTTGATTTTGGCTTTATTATTCGCGTACTCCAAAGCTCCTGGGACCATTGCATCTCCCTTCTTGCTTATTGGACTATGATACTCCATCGAGTCACATTCGTCAAGACTGAATTTATTTAGCCGTTCAAAACTTGAAGTTTCCGAACTTAGCTTTAGGCTTACTGCGTTCACTATCTTCCATCCCGAACTTGGTATTATCCATAACTGAATCGGAGCGCTTTTTCTTACCACCACGACTATCGTCGATTAGATCGTCCTGAGCAGAAGCTTCAGTATCAAATAGGCGCATCTTGGTTCTGTCGATACCTAGCACGAATTTCTTATTGATGGCAGGATCCGCATAACGATTCTTAAGCTGCTTGACCATAACCTGACCAGCCTCATCGAGTTCGTCAGTACGCACCAACGCAATCATGAAGTCAGCCGTAGCAGGAAGACCAAACGACTCAGAAGTATCCTCAAGGCCAGGATCGCTTGATGAATAGCCAGTTCTAGTTGTCTGAGTAGCAGACACGATAGGAACGTTCTTTTCGACTGCGAGCCCACGCAGTTCTTCCGCAATAGCCTTGATATAGGTATAGCTGTTGACGTTAGACCCTGTCTTGATTCGAGAAGAGCAGCAGATATTGAGATAGTCGATGTAAATAATGTCAGGTACAAAGCTTCGCTTTAGATTGAGCTCGTTCAGGAGGTGACGAAAGTGACCTACGTGCGCGGACGCAGTAGGATACTCCTTGATGATAAGCTTGCCTTCGGTCTTCGACTTGACGCGAGCAATCTTACTGTCGTACATATCCTTAGGAAGATGACCAAGATCATCAAGAGGAACATTCAACAGATTAGCGTCGATACGCTCGGCGATCTTTTCTTCAGCCATTTCCATGGTGATATACAGAACGTTCTTACCGAGCGTGAGATTAGCCGCAGCAAGATGGCACATCATCAAAGTTTTACCAGCACCAGTGCCAGCAAGAATAATGTTGAGCGACTTACGCGATAATCCACCACGAGTGATAGCATTCATCAACTCAAGGTCAAACGGGATCTTTTCTTCCTTACGATGATAGAAATCATATCTCTCTTCGAAATCCTCAATGAAATCGTGACCAACATGACTATCGAACGATACACCCAACGCCTCAGCCAGAATCTCTGGAAGTGAGTTCTTAGTTCTGTTTTTATCCTTACCATCAAGAATAGCGATACTATCCATGATGGCATTATAGACTGCGCGCTCTTGACAAAATCCCTCGGTTGTTTCAAGTAACCAAGTCATGTCAGAAGGTTCTGGTTCGACAAGCTCGCGAACCAGTTCCATTGAGCGCTTATGTTCTTCTTCGCTTAGATTAGTGCTAGACTCGAGATCAATCCCAATCGCTTCACGAGTGGGACGATTATTGTACTTGAGCATAAAGTCATTGATACGCTTGAACACCTGACGCTCAGACGAGTCACCGAAATACTCTTCTTTCAGAAACGGTAATGTCTTACGCGCAAAATCTTCATTATGCACCAGATTCTTTAGAATCGTTAGCTCTATCTTCATTACCTATCGTTCCTACTTGCTTGATTAAAATGTCTTGAAGAATACAGGCTACTGTGTCGTCGAAACTATCCTTGAGCTTACCTTCAAACATTCCGTCAGCCCAAAAAGATTCGATGACGTGATAATTGAATTTAAGCCAAGGTTCGTCGCTATCTTCAAGTTCACTGGAAATCTTTAGATTTTCATAGTGAAATACTACGCCTTCGAACTCGCCGTCTTCGATACGAAAGCAAATGAAGCTAGGTACATCCAACCTCTCAACAGTAGTATAACGCGGAGCAACTGGATTGTCAATGACTTTCATGATCAGGTGCCTTGATAATAACTCTAGGGTCAAATCTCAAGATACCGAGCGTGAAATTCTCAGCAGCATCTTCTGCGTATCGCAACGACTTATTAGGGAATGTGCGATACTCGATGAGTTCATTATCCTCATAGAACTCTACGCCATACGTGCCATTATCCAATATGATAGTGGCTGTTTTACTCTTATCGTCACTCCAAAACTCACTCAGCGTCATCATTGTCTCCTGCTTCATCGAGAATCGCTCCATGTGCCATAGAATATTTATCTTTGATATACTTACCGAAATCGGTTTCTTTAAACATTTTTAACCAGAACTCTTTATTATCTACAATATCTGCCGCACGCACGTTAGGTGTATGCACTTCGCCTGTTTCTTTATCGACTGTTGCATACCAACCATTCTTTGGTTTTACGATATAACCGCCATCAAGAGCAACATCAAGCAGACCACTCCAGCGGTTAATACCGCCCTCATATGATACGGTGATTGGAATCTTTGACTTTTCTCTGACATATCTTGATTTCTCCACGTTAATAACAAAGTGATAACCCTGTATACCATCAGCATCCTTATCTTGCTGACGACCAAGGATCCAAATAGCGTCTGATGAGTAATAGGAACCAGTTCCGCCTCCGACAATATCCTTTGGATACAGACCAATTTCTTTATATGTATGATTGACAACGACCATAGGAATATCGCGCATCGTGAGATACGGAGTCACCATACGGAACAACGACTTGAGCTGCTTCGCGCGAGACATATCCGCCACAGACTTTTCGTTGAGAGCATCTTCAACTTCTTTCTTAGAAGCAAGATTACCAATCGAATCGATGATGATCATAACGCGATCGGTGCGCTCGATATTGGTTAGTTGCTTCATGATATCGAATTTGAGTTCTTCGACGTCCATGATAGGCGTATGAACTACTCGGTCGAATGAAATACCAAATGTGTTGAAATACGATTGAGGTGTACCGAACTCAGAATCGTAGAACAGGATAACGCCGTCATCATACTTCTTAAGGAATGCTGACGCAAGGAGCAATGCGAACCCAGTCTTAAAGTGCTTAGAAGGACCAGCAAGCATAGTTAGTCCGGGAGTAATACCACCGTCCACAGAACCTGATAGTGCCACGTTAATCATAGGCACAGTAGTTGGGATCATGTCTTTCTTAGTGAAGATCTTACTGTTTTCTAACGTAGCCGTGAACTCGATTGTACTATTCTTAATCAACTTATCTTTTAGTGACATATCACTTTCCCTTCTCAAAAAGAACCAATCTTTCAACATGATTATAGTATACTCTAATTATGAGTGATTGTCAAGACGTTTTTTCTATTGTGACAGGATCCCAGAAATCACCGTTCGTCTGAACTGCATCTAGCTTATCAACTTCGAGCCGTAGATTCTTACTTGCTGCTATGATAAGCAATACTGCTAACGGATCTATGACTAGCACTAGCAGCATAATCATAATGCGTATCGCCGACTCCAAGTCTTTTTCACTATCAGCGCCGTATAGCATTTCAGCGACATAACGAATAGGACCAACTTCATTTTTTAATGTTCGTGTAGCCTTAAGCAATGGTGCTTTTTCGTCGAGCAGCTTTTCTATAGTAGCCTGAGCATCTTTCATATCAGCTGATATACTGGCTCGCTCAGGTTTCTGTTGATTACGCAATTGCAAAGCTGTCTGAGCGCGATTATTCTTATTGATGATAGAATCAATCGCAGTATCTAATTGCTTTAGTTGCTGCTCCGCTCGCGTGATGCGCGTGCGCTCGCGCGTGATGCTACTATCTATTCGTTCTATCTTAGCGGCTACATCACCACTCGGTGCAACCTGATCTAGGTGAGCTTTCGATAAGAATCCAAAGATACCCATACTTGTTATCAGCATAAGAACCAGAAGCGCACTAGTAAAGTATGCTTTCATTAGAAACGGAACGTATCTCCAGTTCCGGTATAGCCATGATGCGAGTACGATCTTGCCTATTTCTAATGTTCCACCAAGGATAACAATAGCCCAAAAAGCACCAGCGAATATGGATGTTAGTCCTGTGACAGAATACCAAGCAGCTACGACGGAGAGTGCTATCCCCGTCGTCATAATAAGTGCTCTGTCGAAACTAAATGTCATAGACCTCGTGTGGTTCTAAGAACCTTATCTAACATTTCCTGACACTTCTCAGTACGATTCGGCCAATAGATGTATTCCTTTTCTGCTGTCTTTATGAGATTATTCAGCAGAGGTACGATAATGCTTTCAAGAACCTTAATCTTATGAGCTAGCTCTTCTTCCTTATCGGTAAGAGCCTGACCCTTAGCGTTTAGTTCTTGTAGAACATCGTGCTTGATTTCGCTTTCATCGACTCCAGTGAAACCAAAGTCATAGTCGGCATATTCTGCGGGTACTTTAATTGCCATTTTGTTTTTCCTTCAAGTAGTCTTCAACAGATATATGCCTAACTTCACTAGCCGCACCAAAAGATTGCCTCATACTAAAAGATTTAGTATAGGCTGTTTCTTTTCGCATCTTATCTCTATATTTTTCTCTTTGTTCAAACGGCATCTTATCAAGATCGTTTGGACCTAACCTCTTACTCATCCAAAGAAATCCTCTAGTGTGCTCTGCTTTTCGGTGTGCCAGTTAATCGTATCGAGAATAGCATTTAGCGGAGACATGAATGCTTTTTCAAACTGCGTATCATAGTCGATATAGTCGTCAAGCTTAAATTCAGGCGGAAGAGCAGCGAACGCAGTAATCACATTATCTTGTATTGGATTAGGCATCTTGAGATAAGAGAATCTTACCTTCTCACCATCCTTGATGAGCTCATATCTTTTTTGGAGCTTGAGCTGCTTAATTTTGTTATTGTATGTTAGAGCACCGCGAACGTGAATCGGAACGCTCTTAGTCTCATTTTTATATTTAGCGACATCCTGAACAGAACGCGGAAATGCAACTTCTTCGAACGACAGCTTATAGAACTTCGTTTTGAACTCAGCGATAAACTTATGCAACTCTTCTTCTGGTTGATTCATGATGATGGTGAGCGCATTCTTAATAGCTTCACGACACACAGCAGGAGTCGACGACTTGACCGCCTCGATACCTAGCATCTTCAGCTTAGGTTTCGCGTAGCGCACGCCTTCAGAATCGTGGACGTTTAGGATATAGCGTTTCTTAGCAGTCCAAATGCCGCGATCAGCGATAACCTCACGTTTCATATTCATTTTCTGCTGGAACGCAGACATAAGTTCAGCAAGATCCTGATAGATTCTGTCAATAACTGGTTCCATTTTCTCTGAAGCCACTTTATCCAGAAAATTAACGATCTTTTCTTTGAGTTGCGGAGATAAGCCCTCAGATTCAATTCTTTTCCCAAAGACGCTATGTACCAACTTGTCAAAGCTAATATAAAGCGAATCCGTATCCGACGCAATAACATAATCATAATCCCCTGTTTTCAATAGCTTATTGAGATACTTATTCATCTCAGATTCAGCCCAACGAATTGATAGCTGACCACCAAGAGTAATAGCAGTGGCTTGATCAATGTCAAAGAAACGGAAATGAGGATTACCGATAGCACCGTAAGCTGAGTTCAGCTGGATTTTTTTAGCCATTTGCATATTTTTGTATCGGGAAATATCATTGTATGATTGCTTAGAGCTAGTAGCCTCGTGCTCCTTTTGAGCAGCAATCATCTTATCTTTATACACTACGCGATCGTTATACATACGCTCCATAATTTCGGGAAGGAATCCTTGCTTTTCTTTTTTGAAATAGCAACCATTTGCAGCAAGACCATATCCAGCAGGAACAGATGGAATCTCACCATCTAGTAACTCATCAACAGTAATGCTAGTCTTCACAGCACGACCACGATCATCACGATACAGAGTTTCGGGACTGATATTATACTGCATGATAAGATGCGGATACAGACTGTTCAAGTCGAAGGACATCACCCAGTCATATCCACCAGGCTTAGGTTCCTTAACGTGAGCACCCACATATGCTTCATCTTTAGCGCCGCCTCCTTCGAGCGGAACCGCAATCTTTTGCTTATGTAGATGGTTGTGAATGATAACGTCCCACATACGCACTTGTGTGAAGATATCTAGCAGCGTCACCTTCGCATCGTACGCGAGCGCGAGAGCCATATCAATAAGCTTCATCTTATCATCAAGTTTCTCAACAAGCTCAACGTCTCGAATGTTATAGTCGATGAACTTTTGAAAATCTTTCATATAGAAATCATGTAGTGAATCGTACTCAGAATAGTCTAACTTACGTTCACCGAGCTCGACGAAACCAATATGGTCGAGACGATAGTTTTCCTGTTGAGTGTAAGTGAATTTCTGATACATCTCAAGATAATCAAGAGTCGCAACACCAGCGATAGTGTATACGTTTTCTTCTTTGCCGTACTTACGTTTCACTCTGCGATCAGTAAAGAAACGCCACGGACTGAACGCTTTGGTCGCTGACTCACCGAGAATCTGGTTCATACGACGCACGAGGTAGGGAATATCGAAGAACATGATATTCCAACCGATCACAACATCAGGATATCCGTTACTCCACTCGCTCAGGAACTTAGTCAGTAACTCTTTCTCGTTATTACACTGATAGTAATAGACGTCGTTGCGCGAAGGCACATAATCATAATATGCCCACACATAATACATTCCATTTTTTCTGAGAGTGATTGCGGTGATTTCTTGCGCCGCTACGTCAGCGCTCGGGAAACCATTCTCCGAGCTGACCTCGATGTCGATATTCGCTACGTTGATTAGGTCGCGGTCGTATACGATTTCGTTAGGATACTCTTCGTTTAGATAAGAGTAAAGGAAACGAGGCATTCCATATATCTTGAAATTGCTGACGTCTTCGTACTTCTTAATGAAGTCTTTTGCTTCACGCATTGACAAGAAATCGACAGGATCCAAACTGTTTCCACGAATATCTTTCCACTCAGCGTTCTCACGCTTAGATGGTAGATACATCGTTGGCGTATATGGGATCTTTTCTTCGAAAGCTCGGCCGCGATCGTAACCGCGAACGAGAATGTTGTTTCCGTGCTCTACTGCATTTGTATAGAATTTTGACATAGCTTATAGTACCATAAAACTAAACAGCTGTCAAGATCCCTTTCTTAGGAAGCACAAGACCAGAACCGAAATTCTGATTGTAAGCATTTTCGACTTGGTCGTTGGGTTCGTAAGTGAACATAACATTACGAGGGTCTAGGATGATTTCTTTGGTGCGAGCCATCGGGATGAAATCGAGTAGAGCCATTTGAGCTTTGCCGCCTGGACCTGGATTAAGCATGACTGCTGCTGGTTTAATGACCTTAATCATATTACCCATAACACCAACCTTACCTACGATTTCATCACCGTTAAGCAAACGGAGCATCATGACAGTTGTATTACGATCTTCATCATTCATATTCATAGGATTAATATTCATTTTCACTTCCTTACTTCGCCACGCCTTGAATCTTTTCTTGTCCTCTAGACCAAGCTGCAATACCAAGAACAGCACCCATTGCTAGATGGAATAGGCCAGCGCCTTGCAGCGTAAGTGGACTCCATTGAACAAGAGGCGTTTTTGTCATGACCTGAGCAACGCTCCAGGCAACAGGGAATATGGCCATATCAAGGCAACAGATAACCATATAACACCAGCCCATAGCAGGACGCCATTTCTTCACCATCCAGTCTTCATTCTGTTTGGAGTTCTCTGCTTCCCACTGTTTCTTTTCCAGTTCAATCTTAGCAAGCTGAGCTGCTTCAGAAAGCTGCATCGCGGGCGCGGGAGCAACAGAACGTGGAGTATTATCAATATATGTAGTAGCAATCGAAGCAGCTGCTCCCTTAGTAGCAGCTGGAATCATATCCATCGCAGGTTTAGCTGCAACTGGTTCATCATCTGGTAAACCGAACTTAGGCATAATATCTCCTTATGAAAAGATTTCTAGTGCAGCTTCATAATGAGATTTGCGGTCTTCGAGACCTATAGTTCCACCATTGATTTTCTTAGTTACAGTAACGATATCACCCTTATCAGCCCACTGATTAAGCTCACGAGAATCCCAGAACCAACCAGCTGACCATGCGGCACCTTCTTCAGTTGCAAGCCATTCGGTTGCTTCTTCAAGTGACATGTTCATATCCTGCGCGAATGCCTGATAGTTAGACTTACCTGTGAGCTGAACTAGTCCACGACCACAGTAACGATAGCCATCTCCTGATGCTTCGTCACCATTGCCCATGCGCGAAGCATAAACACGATTAGCAATTTTCTGTGGATTTTTAGCGAACGCTGAGGTATCTACTCCACGAAAATACTTAGGGAAAATCACCTTGAGGCGGTCGGCTGAATAGTTAAGATTTTCCTTGATTGTACGTAGACCACCAGATTCATGTCCCACTTGAGCAAGGAACATTGATATGCGGTTCTTATTATTGATTTCGTAGAACTCCATCATTTCGTTAAGGAATTCTACATATTTTTGAATGATATCTTCGTCCGTATCTTCGAAGAATTCATTCAGTTGTTCAAATGATACTAGCGCCATAGGAGTCTCCTTTCGCGCTATTTATTAGATCTTAGGTCTGTAGATCATTTCTGTTGCGAGATAATGAATATCTAGTCGTGTGATACCGATATCTGCGAGTTCTCTATCTGATAGTCTGCTCAATTCGTTAACAACAGTATAATATCGACGTGTTCTTTTAAACCATTCTAGCATGTGTGTCTCCTGAAACAGATAAAGCGAGCCAGTTTCCCGGCTCGCTGCATTACGAAAATCTCAACGGGTTGTAATTAGTCGATGTTGATTTTCTTAGGTTTCTGACTTTCAGGAATAAAATTTTCCAACCAGACCTTGAGAATGCCGTTCATCAATTCGGCATTGTTTACCACTACGGTATCAGCGAGAGTGAATGTGCGATTGAAGGCACGCTCTGCAATTCCCTTGTAGTAGTAGAACTCGGTAGCCTTATCCATATCACTGGAGTCCTTAGTCTTACCAGCGATGGTTAGCTTACCACCATCGAGAGTCAGCTCGATATCTGTCTTTGCGAATCCCGCAACAGCCATTTCAATAACATACTTGTTATCATCGACCTTCTTGATATTATATGGAGGATATCCAGGAAGGTTCTTACCGATACCATCCAACTGCGAAGATAGCAGCTTGAATGTCTTGTCGAAACCAACAGAGAAAGGATCGAAAGATGCGAATGGAGATGGGATTTGTGCGTAGTCTTTATTCATAGTATGACCTCCTATTAGGCAAGGTTAAGTATGTGACCCCGAGGGCATCACGGTTTATTTATATGTAGCGAAGGAGATATATCCCCAACACCACACATAAATTCAGTAAGGTAGAGAAAGCGTCAATCAACGGTCCGCTTCTTACCGATGTTGTATTTAGCTTCGAGTTTCCACTCATTCTTTTCTTTGTGAGCTATGATTTTGATTTGGTTTAGTGGTGCGACGATATCATTCGTGCGCTCGGTATTCACGATATCAATAAGCTCCCATTCGGCGAGCAGATTGGTGATCGTGTTACGACGTGCCTTATCTTCGTCTGAGAAATTTGTAGGCTTACCATCTAGGGCAAACAGTTCCTTAAAGTGAACGATATAGTATCGACCCTGTTTGTGTAGAATATGACATGACTGGAACAATACCTTATCGCGTCGAGAAGCGACTCCGATACGAGTTAATGTTTCGCGAATTTTTAGGAAATCTTCTGCTGATCGTAGCTTAACTTCGATCATATTTTCAACCGATGCGTTCATCCTTTTCCACCTTTGTCGAGAGCACTCTCGATCATGGTCAACTGGTCATCGGTCAATACGCGCATAGCCTGTTCTGCCTTAGCACGACCATAGCCGAAATACTCCATGATCATCTCAACGGATGCGCTAGGTTCATGTTTTTTCCACTTTGCTTTGGAGAACCTATTACGCTTCCGCAAAGTATTTAGTAAATACTCGTATTGTTGCTTGTTGTCGAGGTGGGGACGCATATTCATTTCGTTAGCGTGGAGAATAGAGTCGTGGAACAACGATAACGAACGATTAGTTAGATACGGCTTATAAGCCTTTTCAGATAGCTCATCATTTTCAGAACCCCTCATCAGGTTTTTTTTATTAGAGCTCACACTGGTTACATATATGAAGGGATTACTCATTGATAAACCAATCCCTCAAACCAGACTTATCCAAAAACTCATCAGTGTACACACCATCGACTCGTAAGCTCCATCCCATATACTCGGTGGGATCTACTCCATGCCAATCGGCGTTATCGAATATTAATCCGCGACTATTAGTATAATGTTTAGTATCGGTTTCTTCATCCCATATCCAAAAATTTTTACGTTTATCCAAGTTAATCCACATCATGTTATCTCTACGCGATTTACCACTCGGATAATCTCGATGTTTTACTACCTGAACGCCTGGTTCGTTGATAAAAAATATCACACGACCCCATTCTTTGAATATCTTTTGGTCATTTATCCATTTGCGCAGAAACTCAAAATACTTGAAAGCAAGAGTATCTTCGCATTCTGCATGTAGATGTTTGTTTGCATAATCTAAACCGCCTTTAACGGTATTGAGATGAATTGCATCATTAAGAGCAACAGTAGGATACATATACTTACAGAACATACGAACATTCCCGCGTGTCCTTAGTATGGGAAGGATTTGCTTATACTCGTAGTTTGGGTCTTCCATCACATTCTTAGCAAAATCTCCCAACTCAATCATAGATTGGTCGTAGAATATTCCTTGTGTTCCTACAGTAGGAGCGCGCAAATTATTTGCTAATGTTAGTCCCATAGCGATGAGATGTTTTTGTTTTTCCAAAGAATCCATATCTAGATACGGTTCTAAGTCGAACCAAGGTGTTCCATTTACTCCTATCATGTGATATCCTTATTCGTCGATAGCCTTAATGGTTATCTCTTTATTTAGGAGAGCAATCAGTAGCTCACGACCAATCTTACGCTCAACCATAGGAATAACGTCTTCGACGATAGAGGTGATAGAAAGCTCATTAATCATTTCCTGCAACTGGAAATCTCGACCAGCTTGATTTCCACCAGCACCTTGCCACTTATAGGTATAGCCGAACAGTTTCTTATTAGCTTCCTGTAGAATACGCTCAACCTTCAGAGCTTCTTCACAGAACAGGATACGATAGTAGGTTGTATCAGGATCAAATCCGCTCGACTTCAACCATTTTCCAGCTGTGTGATTGGTGCTTTTCTTGCCGTAGAACCCGAGCTTGACTCCGTAAATACGATCCTCGACGTTCTTGGACATACCTACATAACCGATTTCCTCGTGAACATACTCGTCGATCTGTTGCGTCGAGAGTTGATACACGCCAGACATCTTGACGCCTGGATGGTAAGCACCACGCGACTTCACTGAAGAAATTGGTTGCCACGGAGTTTGTTCTTGTATAAGGTTAGCGAGTTCGTCAATCTTGCTCATCACAGATTTCCTATAATATCAAAGATAGATTGAGACGCAAGTTTGTTATACTTGAATCTCACAGTCACCGGTATCTTTTTATTCCCAGCAAACACCGATGGTTTGGACCAGTCGATAGTCACGTTAGGAAAATTATCAGCCCAGTCTCTAAAGATTCCTTCATAACGTTCTGGGGCGATATCTACGTAGTCCTGCGAGTCGTTCGACGTTGCAAGCCTTTTCAGCTTTACATAAGCTTTTCCCTCGCGGGCGAGCTGGAGGTAGAAGTCAACGTCTTCGAATAAGCCAATGCGATCGTATCGCGCAGACTTTACTCTATCCGTATAGTGTAACACGAACTTGCTCAAACCACCAGAGTATTCTTTATCCGTATTGGAAAAGGCTCGTGGGTGATCGCTGATCATCGCTAGATTACTATAGCGAGTGAATAGCTTCATAGCCTTCTTATAGAAAGCAGAGAAATCCTCAGCAGTAGCAGGCTTATTTGTACACACTCCATCTTCGTAGCGTGTGAACGTGCAATCGTCGTCGACCATCACAAAGAATGGTTGATTGAGTGAGATAGCACCATCTAGAATGATCTGTCGCTTTTCTGCGATAGGCTTATCATGTCCCATGAGAACGACGTTAGCCTTGAGAGCATCAGGCAATGAGTCGTAAGACTTAGTCACTAAGCCACGAGTAGGAATGTAGATAGGAATCACTTGAATTCACAGTCCATCATGATTTGAGTCATACAGGCGGACATATTGATTTCTTGGTCCACCACGAACGCAGCCTTATACTGATAATCCGCAAGCGCAAGTACGAGCGCAGGAATAGACTCAGGCTTGAGGATAGCACTTGCTGCATCATAAAGCCTACGGAATAAAACGTTCACGTCCATACTTGCGTTAAGACCAACCCACTTACGCATGTTCTCGAACTCGCGAGCCTTGAGATACTTGACGAGTTCTTTGATTTCTACGTTGTCAACCGACGCAAGAATACCAGCATCAATGTTACCTGACGCAGCATAACGCTGCAACTCATTGAGAACACGACGCCAATCAGGAAAGTGCTTCATGATAACTTCAGCAAGAACCTTCTTATCGTAGGTTACGTTCTCCTGATCTAGGATCCCGCACGCACGCGAGAGGAATTCCTTAGCGAGTGTAGCCTTTTCCTTAGCACCAATCTTAAACTCGATTACAGAGCAGCGAGAATGCAAAGGATCGATGATACGATTGACAAAATTACATGTAAGGATAAAACCACAGTTAGACGAGAACTCTTCCATAAAATTGCGAAGAGCAGGTTGAGTGGAATTAGCGTTAAGGTAATCAGACTCATCAAGGATAACATACTTTCTGCCGCCGCCGAACGATACGGTTGCAGCAAAGTTTCGAATATCGTTGCGAAGAGTGTCGATATTTCCATTCATAGATCCGTTGATAACGATATAGTCAGCGTCGATTTCATCAAGCATAGCACGAGCAACAGTAGTCTTACCTACACCTGCTGTTCCGCTCAAAAGAAGATTAGGAATATTGCCGTCGTCCACGAATTGCTGAAACGTGGTCTTTAGATTATCAGGCAGAACACAGTCTGCGATTTTATGAGGACGATACTTTTCAACCCAGAGGAATTCTTCGCGCATCATGGCTCCATATCAAAAGTAGGAAGGGGAGCCGAAGCTCCCCTATTATTAGTCACCGTACTTACTAGCCTGTTCGGTAGCAATCCAGTATTCTACGTCTCCAGTCTTCGACTTGAAGTGCGAGATCCCCTTAGCAGAAACCCGAACCTCGTACTCGCGATTAAGAATCTTGAGATTATCAATCTTGAAGACCATACGATAGTTCGCCGCAGCTTCACCGACTTCATACTCGAACGTGTTAGACCCTTCGTTTTTCGAATCGAGTGCGGTGAGATAAGCCTTACCGTTTTTACCAACTAGACCAAGCTCAGGCAACGAAAGAACGCCAGCCGCACGCAACGCACTCTGCAGCGCACCAGCCTCAAGCGTGAAAGAAATCTCTGTCGAAGGCAGGTTGATTTCCTTGGCAGGAGGAGACTGGATAAGATCGCTCTTAGCATAACGCAGAGTTGTTCTTGCCTTGCCGTTACTGATAACGACAGACTCAGAACCGAAAGTCAGGTCAGGGTCTTCGAACATAGACACAGTGCTAATGAACTGTGAAAGGTCGTAGATAGCGAACTCAGTAGCAATGCTCTCGCTGATATTAGCCTTAGCGAGAACAGTCTTTTGTGGGCTGACAGTCTTTTGAACTGTGCCTGGCTGAAAGATGAGCGATGGATTAATCGCTGCAAAGTTCTTTAGGATTTCCGTAGTTTCTTTAGATAGCTTCATCATGTGTACTCCTTATCATTCATATAGTATCATAGTAAATCAGAGTTGTCAAGTCACTTCTTCTTACCCATCTTATTTGGCATAGAAGACTCGTCGGCAGTAGCACCAGCACCAATCTGTGCAAGGTCGATAAGCGAACCACCGAACACATATGAACCAGTATGCTGGAGCTTCATCCAAGGACACAACCATGTCTTAACGCCAATATCCCACATCTTCTGACAGAACCAATAGTCCTCAGAAAGATAACGCTTGGATTTCGGGTCAATTTCCGCCTGAAAATACTGAAGGATTTCGCGAGTACCATCGAAGTGTTCTGTGCGAACATGATCTGGTAGATAACCGTACTGAGGATACGCAGCAGCAAACTTTTCTAAAGCTTTGCGCTGAATAATCATGAAGCCTGTTCCACCTTCAAGAACCTCTACTGGTTCGTCGAGTGCAATAGATCCAGTTCCTTCCTTGGGATTGAACACATAGTCGCCAACGTACTTCTCAAGATTGTTGGGGTCTTTATCGGCGAATCCCTTATCGACTGCTCGTACGATCTTTTCCCAAGCGATACACTTCTTAGGATAGGGACCACACACAATATCCTTATCGCTCTTAGGGTCTGCGATAACAGACAAAGCGATAACGTCGTTCGGGTCGAAACCGATATCAGAATCGATGAACATTAGATGAGTGCAGTCAGAACGCAAAAACTCATCCACGAGATAGTTTCGTGCGCGGGTGATCAGCGATTCGTTGAATAGATAAAAGAATCGAACATCCATGCCATATTGAGCTGCCATAGATGATAGGTCGGCAGTTGACTTGCAATACTGCCCACCACAGATTCCGCCGTACATTGGCGTTGCCACGAAAATCTTTCGTGTGCGTAGTTCTTCAATTGATACCGAAACTTCCATTGCTGCCATAATTTACTCCAAAGTGATTTATAGTATATATGCTCACGTTAGAGCATTTCTGCGATCTCAGCTTGCTTTTTTTTCCAGCGAATAACTGCCTGCTGATGCTTGAGTCGACGCTGAATAGAAGGCTTGGTGTAATGTTCACGTTCAGCAAGATCCCGCATAAGGTTCTCACGCTGAACTTTCTTTTTCAAAATGCGTAAAGCACCGTTCACATCATTATTGCGAACAGTGACAGAAATGCCCTTGAGGTGTTCCCAGGGCTCACGATTATCAGTTGCCAATTATAAACTCCATTGAAAAGATGGGAGGGGAATCACTTCCCCTCCCTTATATAGTATCAAGCAGCGCGGCTGTCGAATACTGCACCACCGAGAATGGCATAAGCAGCAGCGACCATCTTGCGCGAAGGCTTACCAAGACGATACTTAGAAACGGTCTCACCCTTTGAGTTCTTGCGCTCATTGAGATAAATTGCATGACCCTGCTCGCGAAGCGAACGGACAACCTCATGAGGATTACCAGCACCAAAGCGATGACGGATCTGAGCAACAGAAAGTTCCTCACCAGTACGGAGAGCAGCGAGAAGCGAATCAGTCTTAGTCATATTATATACTCCAAGTTTCAGTTAGGTTAGATTATAGTCTCAGAAAGCGATTTCCTGAGACTTCTCCGCAGTAGTGGCTGCAGGAGTTTCGGTGACGGGATTGATCGTAGGATCAACCTTGGTATAGAGGTCAAGAAAAGCAGTCTTGGTCTCTTCGTCGAAACGGTTAATGCACAGGCGGATAGCTTTCTGACGTTCACCAATCATGCGGAACGTCTGTGCAATGTGAACAAGACGACGAGTAGAAATGAGCTCGTCGATAGCGCCTTCGGTGAAGGTCTTGCGAATGATATCGGACCATACAGTCAGATGCTCAATGAATGACTTATCATCTTCAGTCATAGTACCATCATTGAGGTAGTTCGTCAAGATCTTTTTCTCAATGACAGGAGAAGGATACTCCTGCTCAATGGTGATGGGAAAACGCTCGAGCCAAGCATCGTCAAGCATAGTAGCAGCGACATAGCGACCATCGTCAGAACCACGACCCTTCGTGTTGGCGGTCACGATGATATTGAAACCATCGGCAGGCTTTACGATTTCACCAGTCTTCTTCATGTAGTAGGGCTT